TAGTCCCAATAAAGTTTCAACATTTATAAGAGTATCTCCTGTACCTATAAATGTATTACCAAATTCTTGATCAAATTGTAGTTGTGAAGTGTTAGATATAGTAGAATTTTTCCAATTTTCATCTCTACCAGGAACATCCCACCAATCAACACGAAAAGATTTAAATTCGTTTGTACCCTGTACTGAACCTTCCCATATCTTATGAAAAATATTGCCAATACCATTAGCTGTTGATGTAATGATAATTTTAGTATCTTTACCAGATGATACAACAGGATATGTAGAGGTATAAAATTCATTTGCTCTTTCAACAAATGCAAATTCGTCAAGATAAAGAAGGTTAACAGACATACCACGAATAGATGAACCTGAAGTAGCTGCCGCTACAATTCTTGAATTATTACTAAATTCTATTGATCCCTTGTTGAGTGCTTTACACCCAGGCTGTAAAAAGAATGGTAAGTTTTCAAGCATCAAAGTAATGCGACCAAGCATTTCTCTTGCTGTTGCGCCTTTATTTGCCATAACTGCAATAGTTTTTTCGCTGTGAAACAAAGCAAACCAAAGAAGATATGCAACAGATGATATAGATTTGCCGCTTTGTCTACACGCTAAAACTATTGAAAATCTATTATCATTGAACGATTCAAACATTTTTTCTTGATATGGATAAAGATTAAAGTTGACAAGACCTCTATCAAGTGATATGATCTTACAGTAAGTTTTTGCAAAGTATGATGGGTTATTCATGCATTTAGCATATTCTTTTACTGCATCATTAGTCCACTCTTGAACTACTCCATCACGTTTTACATTTGGATTACCCAAATAAGTATTAGGTTGTTGGTGTATCATCATCTTTTTTAAACTCTATCACATTATCATTATCTTCAACAACATGAATTTTACTATCATCCACATGATTCATATCGTGTAACATTCTTTGCAAATCTGTTGTCGAACCTACGAAAAGATTGTTAGTTGTTGAGTTTTCGCTAGGCTTATCTAGTTTAGCTAAATCTTTCTTTTTCTTATGAAGATCCATTAACTTATCATTTACATCGGATGTATTTTTTATAAGTGTAGCTACAACCTCAAATGCCCTAGGATGTTCTAGTGCGGATGCTAAATTCATCATTTCATCTAAAGATTCTTGACCCTTATTAATTAAATCATAATAAGTACGTCTTGTAAACTCTAAATCATCCTGTTCATTATCTGTATCATTCATTTTTATTTCCTATGCACTATCAAAATGTTCTATTGTATTTTGAGTAAATCCAAAATCACTGTCTGCTAATGGAGGTGTCAAATTTAGGGGATTAGGATCAATTGTATATCTTGCAAACTGAGGATCAGAGGAGTCACCTTTGAGCATCGTATGAACATCTGTAATTGTTTGTCTAATAATTTTGCTATCGCTAATCGCACCGTAAAAATTAGCAAGCATTGTGAAATCTAAAGTGTAAATTATAGTACGTCTAGCCTCTAAAGCACCTTCAAAATCATCCGCAAAAGCAACACTATTTAAAGTAATAGGTATATCTTCCCTAATATCTGAAGCAAGTGATGCAAACGGCTTCATAGTGATTGTATAATGTGGATTAAAATAAGGTATTATCTGTTCAACTATTTGTAAAGCATCATCTTGAGTTTTTGTGTATATATTCAATTGAAATGAAATATCATATGGTGCAGGACTAAAAAACTTGTTTTTACTAGTGCTGGTTAATGTCTTATCAAATCTGTTCATTTTAGGAAGTTTGCGTTCTGAATTATATTGCATTGCTAATATTTCAAAGGACATTCTAGGTAATTTTATAGCAACTTTTGTATCGTCTGTCAAGTCTGGATTTTCTCTAATGCGCTCTAAATACTTTTCTTTTGGTGCATATGCCAAAGGAACTTTAACTTGACTAATTACCCTACCATCACTTCTTTTTCTTAACACATATATGTCATTGAACATAGTTCCGAATATCGAAACTGTTTTTCTAATTCTTTCGTGATAAAAATATGTACCAAACATTATGTATCTCCTGGATCGCCAAATGGATTTGTCTCGGAGAAATCTAAGAAGTCTAGTAAGACATTTGTTGAAGTTGCTGCAAAATCGTCATTCTGTTCATTATTTGAAATTTTATTAGTTTCTATGACTGATACTATGCCAACTTTACTTCCATTAGTTAAGCCTACAATATCAGAATCGTTTTGTGCAATAAATTCGTGATATGTACCGTCATCTGCTCCAACATGAATAATGGATAACTTATTAGAATCTTGTTTCCAAGCAGATATTTCACCATGTAATGTAGTATTAGGAAGCTTATGTGTTATTTTCTCACCAATGTCAAATTTAACATCTCTTGGTGCAGCTATTGTCACACCAGGCACTATATTTGAATCATAGTATTTACCTTGATTAATGATATCAACTCTCAAAAGCTTTCTTGTTAAAGTATTTCTAACAGCAACAGCTTTTGCTTGAAAGTTTGCTCCGGTGCCAGCCGAAGAATCTATTATAATTGTAGGTAGTGTTTCATATCCACTACCAGAGTCTAATATTAATATACGACTTACACTATGATTAGAATCTACATTATCCATAACCGCCAACGCAGAAGCTTTAAAAGAATCTGCGCCTCCAGTTGATGCTCCAACTGTAACAGTGGGTACAGACAAGTAAAATGATCCAGCATTTGTCATATTATAACTACCAATTTGACCTGTAGAATCTACTACTGCAGTTGCAGTTGCAGTAAAATTACTTAATGACAAAGTGGGTGATGAAATAGTTACTGTGGGAACTGAAGTATATCCACTACCAGAATCCGTAATTACAGCACTTGAAAGTCTACTGTTAACCACAGTTGCAATAGCTGTAGCTGTTGAACCTCCACTAGAATCAAAAGCTGAAATAGTTATTGTGGGTAGTGCAGAACTATCATAAAGTTTACCAGCGTTGGTTATCGTTAAGCCAGAAACTTTTCCGCTATCAGAATTGAACTGTAGTGATAAAGTTGCTTGTTTGTTGCTATCACCAGTAGGTGAAGAAATAATGACAGATGGAACAGATTTATAAAATTTACCACCGTCTGTTGAAAGAATATTGACAACATCACCACTATCACCCAACACTGCCGAACCTAAAGCTTGTTTTCCTACACTATCTGGAGATGAAATCGACACAGTAGGAACACTAAGATAATGTGAGCCTGAATTTTTTACTGTAATAATACCTATTCTACCATTGCCAGTTAATGTAGCCTCAGCCGTCGCATGTTGTGTTGGAATTGTTGGTCTAGTTATGATTACTTCTAAATCACTATCAATAGTAAGTCCAGAATCTGTTATGTTTATTTGAGTTATTCTACCTACCATCACTAAACATCCTGTATAACTGCAGTTAAGGCGGGTTTTCTAGGACGGTCAACAATAATATCATATGAATAACCGCCGGTTTGTTCAATATCATTAATTACATCCAGAGATGTATCAAAATTTTCACCACTATATTCAAATAATTCACAACGCAATTCAAATGTTGGTAAATTCTTTAAAGCATAAAATGGAGATTCATGTTCAACATGCATGATCTGAAACATAGAATTTGACAATGGTAAATAAATTATATCACCCTCTGAAGGTCTTTCCAGTGCTTCAATATCATTATTATTTTGACTTACAAGATGTCCCCATCTTCGGCGAGATACTACGAATGTAGCAGCGTCACGAATTTCTACTCCAAACTTAGTGAATAAATCGCCTTCTCCATCAAAACCTTCTATGTTCTGAATATACATTTCTATCTTATAAGAAGAATTAAATTGTGATGAAACATCTTCTCCAAAAATTCTATTTTCGTTTACAATTGTTCTTGGAATATAATAGACGTCCTGACCATAAATCTTTAAAGATTCTATGATTATATCTTCATATAAATTTTGTTCTGTTGTGACTTTTTGTGAAAAATAAATATTTGTTGCCATTTTTTACCCCACAAAGAAATCCGGTGGCATCTCTTGCTCTAATCGTATCTTTTCTTCTATTCTTTCGATATCAGCCATACCATCTTCAAATATTTGTCTGCCGTTCAAAGTAACTCCTCCTGGCATTTGCATACCTTCAAATTTTATAAGATTTGCTCCCCACTGTCTTTTTATAAGTGCTGTTGCATATTCTTTTAAAAATTTATCGTTGTAGATAGATGTATTCGCATCTGGATCAAGAGTTTGATATACTTCAAATACAAGATAGTCTCCAGCTTTTATATCACCGTCTTGCCATTCTCCATGAATATATAATTTATTTGCGCGTCTTGAAAATGTGACTTGAGGTACTCCATTTAGTTTCATATCTAATATAGAAAGATGTTGCTGCATTTGCTCATAATACATAAGATCGCCCAGAAAACTAGTCATATCAGCAACATCGTTTAACATCATTTGATATTTAACATCGAAAAAATTTGTATTATTTCCAGAAGTAACTACAGGAAATAATTTAGTTAAAAATAAAACACTTGATGGAACAGAGATATATTTATTAGCAACATCTGTTGAGGTCACTAAATGTTTAAGATAAGTTCTAATAGTAGCATCTGTATGAAATTCTTGATAGAATTCAATTGCATCATCAATACGGTCTTCAACTTGCTCCAGAGCAACATTAACCTCAATTACTGGTTCGCCTAAGCGTCTTTTACAGTAATCTATTAATTCATCCCGTGTATTAGGTGGATTTGATGCCATGTTTTATCCTATCAAACTTATTTACATGTATTTATAATGGTTTGATGCCGAACTTATTTTTAGTAGTGTATGTATCAATACCAACAGCACTTCCATCTTTTCCCATAACATGAAATTCATCGCCATTACTATCCCAAGAAATAGCAATAGTATTTGAATTGAATTTTCCGGTCAATTCGTATATCTCATTTGGACTCATATCCTCACTTGTGTTTTGAAATAGAGGATTTCCTACAGTATATCTTTTAACTTGAGTACCACCAGTAACATATAACTTATCTTCTTCAGTATTAAATGCAAATGCACTAGTAGGACTAAATCCAGTAGTAAATGATGATTCGTGTGTAGCACTATAAATTTGACCAGCTTCGGACAATAAATATTTAGCAATTTTGTTTGTATCAGAAACAAATAATTTTGAGCCATCTCTTGATAATATAATATTTGTCATACTATTTGAAGAAAATTCTGGGCTCACGTCTAAGAACTTACTTTTAAATACAGGCACTGCAGAATTAATATCAGCACTATCATTGTCTGCCGAAACAGAAGTTGTTAATTTTAATTGTTCTATTTTATTTGGTTTTTGAATAAAGATATTAGTTTCTGCACTATCCATTTCAAAACCAGAATTTCTTGAAAGATCCAAATTAGAATACTCACTGCCAAAAGTAGCTGTACTCAAATCATATTTTGTTGACATACGATATTCTTTTATCGTAGCATTGTTTGCTATGTAAAATTTAGAGCCATTATTATTCATTCTAAAATGTTTAGCCGGTGGTGACATTGCAGGTATTGCAGGAGATCGACTTTCATAAACACTTGGCCAAGGATAAACTATATCATCTTCTTTTGGTATAGTGGCTAAATCGTATGCTGTAGATAATGGATAGCTATACACATAATTTGTAAAGCTATCCCATATAAAGAGTTTTGTGCCATCAAAACTAATTTCTACTGACCAAGGGCCTAAGAATTTTGTTGACGTAACATTATCTTGAAACTGACCGCCTTGACCTATACCATGTATTACATCATGTGTAACAGTTGCAGTTGATAAGTCCCAAGGTTCTGATAAAGTATATTGTCTAATCTTACCTTCGGTAAAACATTTACCCCAGACCATATATAATTGTGTGCCGTCACGCGACATTGTAAAGCATTGAGGAAAAGCAGTATGTATAAAATGTGTTTTATTATTGTAGCCTTGAGGAGTTCCTTGAAAGAAAAATGTGATTGTATTAGATATATAACCCGCTCTCCTATATGTGGGTATTGGATTTTTTGCTGAACCATTTTCAGTAAAAACCTGAGTTATCTGTGGAGTATTTGATTCATTAGAAATGCCCACTTTAATTCTTATAGATTGCCACCACTTGTTACGCATCAGAAAAGTGCTTGTAGTAGTATTATTCCAAAATTGTGAAGGTGCTTCAATTGTGAGAGAACTTCCCTCAGTTTTTTGAATTGCGGAATATATATTGTATGGTATATTTAATTTGTATCTTTTTATTTCACTATGACTCATAATGTAGATATATTCGCCATTAGAAGAAAAGTGTGTATGAAAAGTTTTATCCCAAACAGCCGTCCCGGAATAACTTGGAGTATTTCTGAGACCAAATATTTGAAAATATGGATGTGAAGCAAATGGTGCATAACCAACAGTATAATTAAAGTTCCTCATATTGGTATTTCCAGATGGAGTGTTACCTGCAAATAAATTAGGTATTTCAGCATATGCGGTTTTATATTCTGCAGTGGATAAATTTAAAGGTGTACTTAGATCA